CCTGCGATAGTAGAACATAAAAGTAAAAGCTCTTCTAAAATATAACCATATAAAAACTTTATTCTAGTTGATGGTTTAAGTTGATGCTCTTCAATAGGTTTATTTATATCAAACCAAATCTGTCTGTCTGGTTTACCTATTGCAGATAATCTTAAACCTTTCCTATCTCTAGGAACGTCATATAAAAATTCTTTAATATGTACCTTCAGCATTTCACCAAAAGTATCTATGTGTTTATCTACTTGCGCTTCATCCATATCTATAGGATCAAGACTAAATAAATTATATATATCTTCTACAAGAGTATCAATAGTTTTCATTGTAAAATGGGGGAGCAGTGCAGAGAGGAAACACCACTCCCCCTCTCCTTAGTTAGAAGGGAACAGAGGCTGACTCTTGTACGTAACCACCGTCAACCGGGGCAAAGTCTTCCTTGCTATTTGCGTATTCAATAAAATCCACAACCTGAACAGCAGCAAGGTCAGCGGATACGCCAGACTTACCAGCATAGTTCCATTCATAAGGAATGGCTTTTACATTTACAAGACTGCCATTGGCAATCAATTTATCATCCCACAGATTATTCTGTGAGTCCTTAACGATAGGAGCTTTACGCTCACTGCCATCTTTACGCATAACTTTACGTTTGATGGTAACAAAGTCACCACGATCATCACCTTTGTTTGCTATCTTGAGATTAGCTCCCTCAATAACAGAACGGTTATTATCGTCTACCTCAATCTGTATTGACCATACTGGGTCAAACTTTGTGTTAGGTTCAATGATTGAAGCGTAGTGACATTTTCCTGTAATGTAAATTGGATCATTCATGATCTTTATGTTCTCCATTTAAGTTGCGCTGGACTATTCCAGCCTTGATTGTCTAGTAACTTTTACACGATATCACATCGTGATTTAACTGTCAAGTACTATTTTCTAAATATTTCACGGCCCTCCTTAAATAATTTATGTCATCGTTAAACCACCCAAGAGCAGAGTTACATTTATTACACAACCAACCTCTAAACTTTTTTGTTTCATGGTCATGGTCTAAACACCAACTAGATTTATTAGCTCTTGAATATGGATCTATAAAATCTTCTTTTAAATTATCTTCATCTCTACCACAGATGGGACAACAATAATTTTTATCTGGATAAGGTATTTTTAATTTTAAATCAGTGCATGTTTGTTCTGCATCTCTAACACACTCCCTACATTTACTTTTCTTTTTACCAGTTCCATCTCTTCTACTCCAACTTGTCCATTCAAATGCAGCTACAGGTAATTCTTTTTTACAAGCTGTGCATTTTTTTAGTGGAGTGTTTGGATCTATTAACTCTTCATTAGAAAATAACTCTTGTTGTTCCATCAGTGTGTCTCTGCCCAGTTGTTTCCAACTTTGTAGTCAGAATCTAAATCACATTTAAAATTAAATATTTTTTGTGTCTGATACATTGCCTCCTTTGTTAGTTTACAAAACCTTTGAACATCTGGTTTGGCTACTTCAAACTGGTATTCATCGTGAACAGATGCTACCAACTTTGCATCAACTCCAGATCTTCTAACCTTTTCATTTATTTGAACAAGCCATTGCTTGCAGACTATAGCACCAGCACCTTGTAGTAAAGTGTTTAGTGCTGCATGTTCTGATCTAATGTGTAATCTTCTACCATCAAGACCTTTAATAGTTCCACTCTGAGCAGCCTCTGATACATTTGATCTTAGCACTTTCAAAGCTGGCATATTAGATAAGAACTTAGATATTAACCTTTGTCCTGTAGAAGCAGAACCACCAACAACTTTACCTATCTTAGCTGGTCCTGCACCATATAAAAAAGCATAGATAAAAGTCTTAGCTTGATCTCTAGTTTTTAATCCTGCTGCTCTTTGATTAGCAGTGTGTACATCACCAGTTAAAACCTCTTCTGTAAAATTAGTATCGTTCATATAGTGTGCAAGACATCTAAGTTCAAGACCACTTGCATCAGTGCCTACAAGTTTATGTGTGTCGCTGTTTGAAACTCCCCATAGTGCTCTACATTCTTTTCCATAAGGGCTATAGACTGCTGGTACTTGGGCCATGTTGGGACTGTGGTGAGCCATGCGACCAGTAATAGTTTTAAGAGTAAGAACACTACCATGAACACGTAAGTCATTACTACATTCCTTTATCCAAGATTTTAAAAGACCAGTTCTCTTTTGTAGAAGAAAGTATCTACTAAACATTTCTGCTTCTGGCATTTTAATTTTAGATAGTACAGCCTCATTGATTACAACATTACCTTTTTCTGTGTATACATCTGGCTCCCAACCACGTCTCATCAAGCGGTCTGCTATTTGTTGGCGAGATGCTATGTTAAATGGTATTTCTTTTGTCTTAGTTTTAAGCTCTACAATAGTAGGCTCAAACATATCTATTGATTGTCTTTCTAATTCATGTTGTTCATCTTCTAATTTAGCCAGAAGTAACTGACCTTCTCTCATGTTAAATGCAAAGCCATTACGTTCTTGATTATCTATAATAACTCTAACATCTCTTTCCAACTCATAAGATTTTTTAGAAAACTTTGTGCCTTCTAACTCAAGACGCTGCGCTACTTTTCTGGTCAGTGCTACATCTTGTTTACAATAGTCTAGCATCTCAAGAGTGAAATGATTGAAGTTATCGTAGTCAAACTTATGATAATTTAATTCTTGACCCCATGCTTTTAGACTATGACCTCCATCTCTGATGGGATTAAACAGTTGAGACTCTAACAAAGTATCACGTACTTGTGAAGAAGATATTTTAGATCCTGTTAATTTATTTAAGACAGGAGCATCAAAGCTAAGACCGTTGTGCATTATGAACGTGTCTATTTTCTTTGACCACTCTCCAAACTCTTTACATTGATCTCCTACCCACTCACGCATCTCTCCTGTTTTATAATGTTGTGCAACTATGCAATGTATACGACTAGCATCTAAGCTGTCTGTCTCTATGTCTACTACGGCTGTAGTCATGGTATATCTATAAGGTTTGCCTTATCTACTGGTATATGAAAAAACTTCTCTCCTTTGGAGATATTTTTATTATAAGCTTCTTTAACCTCACAATCAAGTAAAACATTTGCATCAATGTGCCAAGCTTTCTCACAGTCATTACGAAACACCATGAAAGTAAAGAGAGCATTGGGATATTCTTTCTGCCACTTATCAAGTAGTCTCTTTTTTCTATGTGGGATACGTATCTCAGTCCAAGACTTAGGCCACTCTCCCTTCCACGCATACTTTACTTCTACTTCATAAAGATGGTGCGTCTCTGTTCTTGCTTTACATAAAATATCAAAGTCCTTACGCTCTGTTGTATCAACAGTCGTATAGTTCATAGTACTAATAAATTTAAAGGCCGCATCCTTTGCAGCCCTGTCTGCTTTATCGTAAACACTTTTATCAAAAAGTTTTCTTACTTCACTCATCTTCATCATCCATCAATGGGTTATCAATCTGTGACATTCTACCTGAGTCTTTATCATAATGCAAGTGGCAAGCTACACCAGTGTCACCAGTATATCTATTCTTTAGAATACGTATGGTAGTAGTGTTAGCTTCTACGTCATCGTCTGCTTGTTGGTTACGCTCTAGTGCAATCACTGCATCAGATAGATGAGCAATAGAAGCAGAGCCACGTAGATGCGAGAGTGATACCTCACGCCCATCCTCATGACCACGATCACCTGACGGTCTACGTAGATGGCTGACAAGCAGTAGAGCTATACCTGTTTCTTCTACGAGAGATCGTAGCTTAGTCATAAGAATATCTATAGACTTGCGCTCATCACCATTGTCCTCTTGACCTGATACAAGGATAGATAAGTGATCTAAGAATACCCACTTGCAGTCTAATGCTTTTGCCATATACCTGACACGATCTAGTATCTCATCGTTCTCAATAGAACCAAAGTGATCAAAGGCAAAGAACCTACCAGATCCAATAGTTTTCTTTTGCCAATCATTCAACTGCTCTTGTGTGTACTGGTTGCGTATTTCTTTGATGTACAGTCTAGCGTTAGCTTCCACACTCATGATATTAAATGCAGTGTTACGTGTATTTTCTTCAAGAGCTAACACGCCAATATTATCCTGTGTATTAGACATAATATGATGCATTAACTCACGCATAATACTAGACTTACCCATACCAGCACCAGAGGTGAACGTCACTAGCTCACCTGTACGCATACCGTAAGTCTTCTCGTTCATCTTAGACCAAGGATAGAGGCATGTCTCATTTACCTTCTCATCATAGAGAGAAGCACCAAGATCAGCGAGATTGACTATGCCTACTGGTGTGTATGTTCTAGCGTTCCACCATGTATTAACAAACCTCTCACGTTGTCCTGTCTTGAGATACTCGTTAGCATCTTTTAGATCCAGACTCATGATCTTACATTTGTTTGGTTCAAATAGCTTGGCTACTTTTTGTTCTGCTTCTCTGCCCTGCTTGTCATTATCAAAGCATAAGACAATCTGATCAAACTTATTTAAGTAGTCCAGAGCTTGTTGACAGTTCTTCAAAGCAGATGCCGCACCGTTTTTGATAGATACGACAGGCCACTTAGAACCTAGCAACTCGTAAGCAGACATAGCGTCTAGCTCACCTTCACACACAGTAATGTATTTACCACCCTGATTAAACTTGTTCTGTCCAAACAGGACCGCACCAGACATGTTACCTTCAGAGTAAAACTTTTTATCTTGTGTCTGTCTAAACTTAGTAGCTATATGGTTGTTATCTTTATCGTAGTATTTGTATTGATGGTCAGTGATGATAGATCCTTGCATTGAGACAGTAACACCATACTCTCTACAAGTCTTCTCACTAATTTTTCTGTCAGCTATTGCCGCAAAATTAAAAGCTTTCTTTTTATTAAGTTGATACGAGTTCTGTTGTTGTATCATGTTGCCCTCTGATTTATAGTTTGGTGGGAAGTATGTTTCGCAACTGTAACAAAAATGATGTCCGTCATCATACTCTACGTTAGCATCACTTGAATCACATGTAAAGCAAGGCTTGCGGCTAATAGCCCTAGAGTTATCTCTATCATATTCTTTTAATCCTGTATACATCGTTTACCCCTAGATATTTTAACAATCCTTTTCTACTACAGA